TGTAAACGTAATTACACCTATTCCGATACAGAATCTTTACCAGTTAGCGCAAAGCCCCGACGGAGCCGACCCCGTGTTATTTTCGATATTGACGGCTCTTGATATGCTTGGAGTGAATGTGAACGCACCCAACCAGAAGAAAGGCAGATAAAATGAGCGTATCATCCGAGATAAACCGAATTGTCTACACGTGCGATGGAGTCACAACGGCCTACCCGTTCCCCTATTACTTCTTTGCCGATTCAAACCTTGTCGTCACCAAAAAACTGATCGCCTCGCCCTATACCGAAACCGTCCTTGTCCTTAACACGGACTATACCGTCACGGACGCAGGCGTTCCCGCGGGAGGGCATATTGACTTAACAGCCGCCTATGCCGCCACATATAATTTGATAGTCGAGCGTATTATGCCCTTAACACAAACGACAGATTATGTCGAAGGCGATAGTATGCCTGCCGAGACGATAGAGGCTTCGCTCGATAAACTTGTTATGATTTGCCAGCAATTACAAGCAGAGATTGACACAAGTATTTTAATCAACCTGCCGACACTTGTTCCGGGCTATCTTTACAATGACGGCACAAGTCTTTCGTGGTCAACGATAACCACGACCGCTTATGCAGGGGCGATAAACAGGGGGTTAGACGCGGCAAAGGCGGCTGTTCCGAGTGCCGGGGATATTTATATCGCCACGGATACGTCAATAATGTATATCTGCTACACCGCAGGAACGTGGGTCGCTAACCCCAACTTTTCAGGTCTTACCGCCAAAGGCGCTTCGCTCGCCAATAACGACCTGTTTATGATAGAGGACTCCGCGGCGCTTTACGTCAAGAAGAAAGTCCTGCGTTCAGAGTTAAAAACAGACATAACCGACAACTGTGTGTTCAAGACTGGTGTTCAGACAATCAACGGATTAAAGACTTTCGGTTCCACACCGCTTGTGCCTGCCGCCGCGCCAACATTAGACGCGGAAGTTGCCAATAAGAAATATGTCGATGACGTGCTGAATTCAATAGAAGCGAATGGAGAGAATGGTCCTGTCAGTATCGAAGGTTTAGGTGCGACCGTAGCGACGGCTGCAATAGCCACGATAGCGGGACAGAATGTGATATTGATGGGCCTCGTCCGGGTAGACGGCGATGCTGCAGGGACTGTGCACATAATCCTATACCGCGATGCGGTGGCCTTGAGGACATTTAATTCTATCAAATTCATCAACACTGAGATGGTCCCTATTTCAATCTCCTATATCGATAATGCCGCGGGAACTGCGGCGACGACTTATACCATACACGCACAGAGCGCGGTGGCGAATGCGGTCGGGACGGGATACTTGAGCGCGATACAAGTAAAGTAAAATTAGGGCGACACGGGCGCAAGCCCTTCCCGTGCCTAACCACGGGATAGCCCTAAAACCTGTTAGGAGGTAAAATGCTCCACAAAGACCACGTGCTTGTCGTAAGTGATACCCACCTGCCCTTCGCCCACCCCGGTTATCTTGACTTCTGTTTGTCTATCCAAAAACGTGTCAAGTGTGGAACGGTTGTCCACATCGGAGACTTGGTAGATAACCACGCCCTGTCAATGAACTACACCCCCGACCCAAATGGACGCTCCCCGGCAGATGAAATCAAGGAAGCCCGCAAACACCTTAAAAACTGGTTTAAAGCCTTCCCTAACGTCAAGCTCTGTTTGGGCAACCATGATAGGCGGGTTGACCTAAAAGCCAAGCACGTAGGGCTTCCTGACGAAGTTTTCAGGCAGTTTAGGGAGATATGGCAACTCCCAAATGGCTGGAAGGACGCTTATTCGTGGGAAATAGATGGGGTAAGATATACCCACGGCACGGGTCTGCGGGGAGAAAGAGCGCATATCTCGGCGGCCCAGCAATCAAGACAGTCAACCGTGATAGGGCACATCCATTCGGTTGCGGCTACTCAATACTTGGTAAGCGAGAAAGACAGGATATTCGCTATGAACGTAGGATCGGGCGTAGATAGACATTCATACGCTATGGCTTACGGAAGGGACTTTACCAAGAAACCCGTCTTGTCTTGCGGAGTTGTCACGGATAAGGGGACGCTCTGCCAAGCGTTTCCGATGGAGATATAATGAAAAGCAATATCGTCTCGTCCTGTTGCCAAGCCAATGTTTTGTTTACCTTAAACGAACACGATTTACCAAGTAAAACTTATTGTTCAAAATGTTTCAAGCCCTGTTTAGTGGAAGTTTTTGATTTTTTAGGTAAACCCAACGAAAGAGAACATGGGGAGTTATTTAATGACAACGAGCGATAACGCAAAAAAGGGATACAAATATTCGGTTATTCTTAATTGCAAGGTTTGTGGAAAAGAATTTGACACATATCCTGCCTTGGCGGAAAAAAGAAAATATTGTTCTTATAAGTGTTCCAGTATCGGTAGGGAACCGACTCGATATTGGAAGGGAAGAAAATTAACGGCAGAGCATAGGAGGAAAATATCGGAAAACCATGCTAATGTTTCTGGAGAGAACGCTCCCGCGTGGAAAGGCGGGAAACGAAAACACACCGAAGGATATATTTTGTTGTATTCTCCGTCCCACCCCAACAAAGATAACAAGTTGGAGGTTTTGGAACATCGTCTCGTAATGGAACAACATCTTGGTCGTTATCTTACAAAAAAGGAAGTTGTCCATCATATAAACGAAATAAGAACCGACAATAGGATAGAGAATCTAATGCTATTTCCCGATAATGCAAAACACCTTTTATTCCATAGGGAATCTTATACTCGAAAAACCAATCCCAAAAACATGGAGTTTACCTATGACCAGAATGACACCGATAAGAAAGATTAAAGAAGGGGCGAAGGCGTCCTATTACGAAGCCAAGACAAGTTGTTCAACGCTTAAAATAACCGTCTATAACGGAGATGATGACTACCCCGTAAGGATCGCCGTTGAACCCGTAGGGAATGGTTGTCTTGCCAACATAGAAGCAATCAGGCGGTTAGTCACGCTCTTGTTGGAGATGAACGCTCGTGCTGACGTAATCATAGAACAATTAAACAAGGTCATATGCCCTTCGTGTAAATCGGCTATGGTCAAGGGAGATAAAGACGTTTCACTTTCTTGTGCGAGGGCGATAGCAGGTGCGCTGGATAAACACATAAACAACGGAGATAAAGATGGGCGAAAAGACGAGAAGTAACTATCCCGTAAACATCTGCCTGAAGAAGTGTGCCAATCGTGATAAGCATTGTTTCCTATGTATTGGTTTTAGCGAGTATGAACCAAATATGCCACATGACACTAAAAATGTGTCAAACAAAACGAGTAGGTTATCAAAAGTGATAACCAGGTGTAATAAAACCAGTATCAGATACGGTAAATAATCCGTACAATAAATTGTATTAAAGTATACATAATGTTGTATACTTCTCGTTAAAATGTAATACAAATGTAATACAAAGGGAATTGTTTTTAGTTTCACGAAAATACCCCAACAGGTATGTTCAGTAAACAAAAAACATAGGAAGAAAACTAAACATAATGAAAATCCCGTCAAAAATAACCTTATGCGGTCACGAATGGACAGTCTACCAGAAAAAGGGGATTAACGGGGGGTTCTTTGATGGCAGGAAAAAAGTAATACATATACAGAAAGACGCTAACCCCCAAGATAAGACCGAGATATTCATCCACGAAATTCTTGAAGCAATACTTACTGTGCGTGGACACAGGTTTTCTCATTGGTTGGGTGGGGATGACGATACCAGTCAAGACCTGTTATACAAGTTTGTATTTGACCATTCTGAATTTACCAATATAATCTACGATCTAAAACTCGCCTTAAACTCCTGCCTAAAATAAAAGTAAAGCCATTTATACCATTCCACAATTACGACAATAAATTACCTGTGTATAACTCTCCGTCGGAGAACAGGGTAAAATATTGTCTTTTTTTGTTTTGATACGATTTACTCTTGACAAGCCCCAAATATAATGATAATATTATGGCAGAAAATTAAAGGGGGTAAAAATGGTTAAGAAGTTAGATAGGTTAAAGTGTAAGAGATGTGGATATTCGTGGGTAGCAAGGAAATTAAATGTGGTCGCTTGCCCCAAGTGCAAATCATACTTTTGGCAGAGCGATAGAAAAATAAAAGCCGAAGGAAAGGAGTAATCCAATGGACACCAACAAGTTCCGTCGTCTAATGTGGTTCGCTATGGTCATAGTATTTATCGCTTTTCTTATGTCAATGTGTGATAAGGCTCATTCTGCTGAAGTAAACCATTTTAAGAACAGCGAGTTTTCTTGTAAACATTGTGGCAAGATTGTTATAGATAGTCGTCTTATTGCCCGATTAGAAAAGTTAAGACACGAGTTGGGAGATACGCCTATTGTCATTACTTCAGGTTATCGTTGCCCGAAGCACAACAAGGCAATAGGCGGGGCAAAGAGAAGCCAGCATTGTCAAGGTAAGGCGGTGGATATTAAGGTTGCCCATTATACACCGCAAGAAGTTGCTCACTTCGCCAAGATGATGGGGTTTACTTGGGTAAAGGCATATAGGTCGTGGACGCATTTGGACGTTAGGTAAACTAACAAAGGAGGATAGCAATGAAAACAAAGGAACAGAAATACGATGAAGCGGTTGAGCGTAATATCTCCAATTTAGAAAGGAGAGGACTAAACCGTGATAGTATATGGGAAGTCAGGTTAGCCGCAGGAATACGCAGAAATGATAATCGTTTTGATAAAAGGATAGAAAAGTTGTTTAATGATAAACTGCATAATGAACGTATTAAGTTAAAGGAGGATTAAGATGGCGCATACGAAGGGACCGTGGAAGTATCATTTTCATATACCAACAGATGGATTTGGAACAGACGCTATCAGACACGTTGTAGTAATACCCGACAAGCCCTATGAAAATCAAGTTCTCGTAGGTTCATACGAACACGATGAAGCCAATGCCCGCCTTATAGCCTCTGCGCCGGAGTTGTTAGAGGCGTGTAAAATGGCATTAGAAAAAGAAAAAGTAATGCCTAATAATTGGAAAAGTAAAGACTTAATTCTGTCATTAGAACAAGTCATAGCCAAAGCAGAGGGCAAATGAACCCCTTTCAGCCATACTACATTCCAAGAAGGAGGGCAGAACTTATAGCGTATCTGGTCAAGAGATTTCCCAATGGGAACTGGCAGAAGAAGTCGAGGGCGATGTTATATGCGGTGTATAGGAAGACAAGAGATAAGGAGGTATAGAGATGACATATAACATCGAGCGCACCCTGCACCCTATATTCAACGGGCAGAAGTTAGAGGTTGAGGTCAAGATGACCATTGACAGGGATATTGAGTATGACGGGGATAGCCCGACACCTGTGGAGAGGGTATGGATTACAGAGACCAAGGTCTTGGCGGTCTATGATGATAAGGGTAATGTGCTGTATCATATAGGCAATGGTATGCCTGCGTTTGGGGGGATAAGCCCAGAGCTAAGGAAGGTCATTGAGGATGAGGCGCAGGAGGTTGAGGACTTAACACAGGAGACCAATGATGATAATCAATAGCACGGTAATAGTCGATGAGAACATTGATGCCGAGGTCAGCGAGGATGAGAGGATACATCTGTATCTGGGCAAAGTGTCGGTGTCAATGAATAAGGAAGAGGCGATAAGGTTAAAGGGCTTACTTAACACGGCTATACAACAGGTTGAGGAGAGAGAGAATGTATAAAGGCAAAGAGAGAAGGAAGAAGGAGAGAAGGAAAGCGAAGATGGTCAGGACGATTATAATTGATATGCCGCTGGATGAGTTTGTATGCTCTTTCTTGGCAAAAAAGAGAAGTGGAATTGGGATTTTCAAGGCAATTTCAATGTCTAAATTGATATAGAATAAAACCTTGACATTCGACGAGTATGTGGCATAATAGAACTACGAGAGGATAACAAATATGGCTCATAAGTGTAGATTTTCTCCCCGAAAAAGGGGCGGTAGATTTTCGGCTTCCAAGTCGAAACAGTTGTCTTCTCGGACATCTTATGAGCAATCTGCCGCCTCTTTATTATTTTGGTCGCTCGCCTCACGTAATCCAAACAACGAAAGGGTATAAATAATGAGAACGCTTAAAATTAGTGCTTCTTTTGGTGGTAAAATACCAGTAGGAAGTTATGCCAATATGAACCCGAGTTTTTTCGCAGAGGAAACTCTTGAACTCAATGATGAAGTTCAAGACGTAAACTCCTATATCAAAACACGTCAGCAATCGCTCCTTGAAATTTGCTATAACAACTTTGAATCAGAGGCAACAAAGGCAAAACTGATAAAAATAAAGAATGACCGTGCCGATTTCCGTTTTACCAAATTACCCAATGGTGAAGAAGTCCCTTCTGTCACCACCATCTTAAACTATGATTTTGATTGGCAGGGAGACGATGAAGAACTTAAACAATATGCTTCACAAGGAAACATAATCCACGCACAGGTTCACGAATTCATAAAAAATAAGGTGTGGAAAGAACCAAAAGAAATACTCGAACTTACTACGGATTTATTCATCTTGAAAAATGGAAACCTCAAACTTCCTTCAGATGGGTGGAGTTTCGAGGCATTTCTCAAAAAATATCCCATAACAAACTTAAAGAATGGGGAAACTTCTTTTAACGAGAAATTACGTTATGGCGGTACTCCCGACGGAGAGGGTATCCACGAAACTTTACCAACATTATTCGATGTTAAGAGAACTCCCGATAAGGTTAAGAACTTTATGCAGATGTCAGCTTATGCGAAATGTAAAGGAATGGAGCACATTAAACAACTTATGATTATACCGCTTAATGACAAGACCGAACAGGGATTTAGTAAACCTATCTTAACAACCGATATTGATAAATACTTTGAATTATTTATATCAAAGAGAAAAGATTTTAAGAAGATTTACGGCATTTAACCAGCACCTAAACTGATGAAAGGAGAAACAAATGGCAAAACCACCTGAAAGAGCGAAAGTGGAGTTTGAAAAGGTCAAAGTCGGAGAGTTTATCAACGGGGTAATCGAGAATATCGAGTATGAAAAAGACCACGTTTTTAAGTCGAAGGAAGGCACAAAGACCGCTCCTGCTGTAAGGTTCGTTTTCAAGCTGGATGGATACCAGTATCCTCACCGTTCCCGTTGGATGACATTCAGTTATGCGGAGAAGTCTAACCTTTACAAGAATTACCTGTCCAAGTTAATTTTGGGCGCTATGCCTGATATGGATATGGACTTGGATGTCCTGAAAGGCGTAAAGGTAAAAACGATATGGAACGAACAGAACGAATTCCAGTTCCCCGAGAACATTTTTCCTGTCGGGGATAAGTATAAACTCGCCGATTTAGCCAAGGAGGATGTCCAACACGAGGAAGTGAGGGAAGAACAGGAACCTTTTTAGCCCAAAATAAACCCTTGTATTTATTCGGTTATGTGCTATAATATACTTATGGGAAGGCGTAAGGAGAATTATGAACATAGTAAAAAGAGAAACCAACCGATTATCGATTAGGGTCGTTAGTCGGTTTTTCTTTGCCCAGGTGCCTTCCCGCTCAAAGGAGTTATTCTCCGCCTGGGCAATCTTCTTTTTGGGGGGGCAACATTGAAAAACACCTTCTATTTCCCGCACGATTATCACGCCAGACACGACCCTAAATTAGAAAAACTTTTTCTCTCTCTCGGATACGAGGGAATGGGTATTTATTGGTGTCTAATTGAAATGTTATACGAACAAGGCGGTTATCTCTCCCTTAAAGATTTGCCCCTATATTCCCAAAATAATAAAGAACTATGCGAACGCATTACGAAGGTAGTAAATGACTATGGATTATTCGATAAAGATAAAGATAAATTTTGGTCTAAAAGTTGTTTAGAACGATTGGCTTTTATAACCGAAAAGAGTAAAAAAGCAAGTGAATCTGCTCTTGTTAGGTGGGGAAGTAATGCGAACGCATTACGAACGCAAAGCGAAGGCAATGCTATAAAAGAAAGTAAAGTAAAAGAAAAGAAAGTAAATAGTAATACTATGTCAACCGAGGTTGACCCTTATATACAAGTTTTTAACGCTTGGAACGAAAGAATGCCGTGGAAGATAAACTCTATTACGACTTCAAGGCGGAGAGCCTTAAGTGGTCGCCTTAAAGAACCTGCTTTTAAAGATAATTTCCACACGATACTTACCAAGATACTTGAAAGTGACTTTTTAAGCGGTCGCAAACCCACAGAAGGACACGGAAAATGGTATGCTTCATTCGATTGGGTAATCAAGAATGACACTAACTATCAGAAGATTTTGGAGGGGCGTTATGAAAATAAGGAAACCGAACAATGAGCCAAGAAGAAGTTTTGAAGAAAGTTATAAACGCTGGGTTAGCGAAGCCCGAACCTTTGAAAAATGGATTAGAGCAACCTTTATCTTTGACCGCAAAACCTGTCAAACCCTTATCTCTGCCAATAACGAATGGATTGCCAACCTTGAGTCCACTATACGAGATTTGGGAAACGACTACACAGGACATAATCAACCGCAAGGAAGTGCCGGAGTTCCCGACTGGTTTGAACTCGCTTGATGAGGTATTGTGGGGACTTCACAAGAAAGAAACTGCTGTAATAGGAGGTAGGACTTCGCACGGTAAGAGTTCATTCGCCATAAACATTGTTCGCAATCTGATTGACTCGGGGAACAGGGTTATTTACTTCTCGCTTGAAATGTCCAAAGAACAATTACTTGAAAAACTATTCTGTAATTTTTGCGAAGTAGACTCCCTTGCGTTAAGACACGGAAAAGCCAAACAGGAGTTTTTGGATAAAAAGGGGTTATTCCAGGAATGGATTTCCAAATTAAGACTTCTTATCGATGATAAATACGGATATGATTTTGATAACATAGTAAAAGTATGTTATATTATCCAACCCGATTTTGTATTTATTGATTATATACAGATGATTTCTACAAAAGGTTATAAGTCTAAAGTGGACGCTATCGAAGAATATGTTCGTAAACTTGCGGAATTGGGTATCACAAATAATTTCGGGGTAGTTATCTTGTCGCAGATAAATCGTTCTGGGGTAGAAGACCCCACAATGAGCAAGTTCAAGTGGGCGGGAGTTCTTGAAGAACACCCTGCTACCTGTATCGTCCTGAACTGGAACAAGAAAAAGGGAACATACACAGTCCAGATAGAAAAGCAAAGACACGGAGAGGTGAAAAATGTTGATGTAAAATTTATTCCCCAGTATTCAAAGTTTAGGGACCTTACTGATGACGAGAAAACCTTTGCCGAAGAACAAAGCACAACGCAAAAAAGAACTGGTGGGTTATTTTAGGTTCAAGAAAATTAACAAGGAGAATATATGAAAGCAAGCAGAGGTATCAAAGGCAAACTTGACAAGTTGGTGGGTAGTTTCTTCCGTTCCCGTCCCTGCGACTTTTCACTAATAGACTCTACGCACAAATGTAAAGGTCGCTTGGAATGGTGTCATATCAAGACAAGGAAATACTTGCTTTTGAGGTGGGATTTTTTTAATAACCTTACCCTATGTTCAGAGCGCCATTTTTATTTTACTGCTAATCCCGATGAGTTTATCCATTGGGTTGATAAATACTTTCCAGGAAGGACTGAATACCTCAATAAAAAAATGATGGAGTTGAGAACAATGAAAAAATCGGACTTGGAGGAATTGTATAAAAACAAAAAGGAGGAATTAGAATGAAGCCCGACGAACTGAAAGAACAGGTTGATTTAAGCAAGATGTCAGCACTTGAAATTGATGATGTCCTTGATAAGTTATCCCGTGATTTGACCGAAGCCGAGAATGCCCAATCGGTAGTCTCGCAGGAAAGAATTGATAAACGGCAGAATATCGCCCAATTAAGAGTGGAGATATTTGAACTCGACAAGAAGTGCGAGAAAGCCGACCATTCGATTAAACAGATACGTTCGGATATTAAAACTGCTGAAAGAAAGAAGTTCCAGAAATTAAGGGAAGAAAAGTTCACAACCTAATGTATAAAGAAAGTATAAGATTGTCTATTGACTTTAACCAGAGATGTGTTATACTTAAGTTATAATAGAGGAGGGTTAGATGAAGGCAGATACCACAGCAAAAGAGATTAAGCAGTTAGCAGAGAAGTTAGGCGGGTATGAGGAGTTGGCTGTCAAGTGCCACGTAAGGCACCAGACGGTGTACAAGTGGGTCAAAGGGACTAAGCCCCATAAGGCTAATATGATAGTCTTGCAGGGGTTGATGGATGAGGTGGATAGGGCAGGGGAGAGCTTAAAATGAACCAACCTTACTATGAATGCCCAAGCTTTGAGCGTTGTAGTGCTAATGTCTGCCCCTTAGACCCTTTATCCCACGAAAAGGAGACTTTTGAGGGTGAAGAGGTTTATAGGGCAGAAGAACCTACAAGATTAAGAATTGGGGCAAAATACCCCTTAATTCTCAAAGAGAGAGGATTAACTCATAAGAGGTTCCAAGCACAAGAACGCTGGAACGCTCTAAGCAACGAGGAAAGGGAGTTTCGGCTACAAGGCTTAGCAAATGCCCGAAAATTGTTAAAACCTAAGCTTAAGATATAGGTAATTTGAATAATAGCGGAATTCCTTGGTTAAAATATAAGCATTATAGGCAAAAGGAGCGTCCAGATGAGCGAGTTTAAGGTAGGCGAGAAGGCGAGGATAGTGAAGATTTTATTTGGGAATATATGTTTTATTATATGTTGGATGCCCCAAATGACTAACCTACGGATATGCGAGGTCTAATATGCCCATAGGAGGGAAGGTAAAGGCTTGGGGTGTAGTCACTAAAGACACGGGGGATTATTGGGCTAATCGAAGTGGAAATTATATTGGAAGATTATCAATTTATGATACAAGAGAAAACGCACGAAAAGACGCAGGAGCGATAGATAAAGTAATTCGTATCACAATCGAGCAACTCACTAAATAACAGGAGGCACGTATGAGGGCAAAGGAAATACTGGATGAGTTCCACGACAACATTATCGCTGTTATGGATTCTCACGAAGATAAATACCACAAAGCAGTAGATGAGGCACAGGAGAAAGCCCTTCTCGCCCTTAAAGAGATGGTGGAAGGATTGAAGAAGCCGGTATGGAACGACAAGATGGGAAATCCTATAACAAAAATAGAGTTGGGAGTTGATGTTATATTTGACCACGATGCGAACGAGTTTAACGCCGCCATCACCGCCGTTACTGAATTATTTGGGGGGAGGAAATGAGCGCAGATAGATTAGCCCACGGGCAGGAGGAGTGATGATATTTATGGCATTTTGTCCTGATTGTAAGATTGAGATGGAGAGAATTGTTCCTGATGATAACGAGAATTATTACAAGTGTCCAAAATGTAGATATGAAATAACCGAGGAAGAAATTAAGCAAGAGGAAGTAGAGGATAGAGCTAATGATTATGAATAAAAGGAGCCGCTAATGGACAAGGTTAAAGGAGCCGAGATGAAAGGTAAGAAGGGGAAGGTATGAATAAGTTTAAGGGCTTGATGACCTCGTTATCACCCCATTGGGCTACCCCAAAATGGTTATACGAGGAATTGGATAGGGAATTTCACTTTGATTTTGACCCTTGTCCGTTAGGGGGGGGTATTGATGGTCTGTCTATTGCGTGGGGTAAAAGAAATTATATCAACCCTCCGTATGGCAGGGAAATTACAGAATGGATCAAGATGGCGTTTTCAAAATCTACCTGGAAAGGCGTATTATGCGTTATGCTTCTGCCTTCTCGAACAGATACAAAATGGTGGCACGATTACGTTATGAGGGCAGAAGAAATTAGATTTATAAAAGGCAGGTTAAAATTTGGAGATAGTAAAAATTCAGCCCCTTTCCCAAGTTGCATAGTAATATTTAATAAACCAAAGGACACCCCCAATGGATAAAATGACAAAGTTAGCCCACACAGCGGAGATGGGGAAGTGAACCCACAAGGAGCCCTAAATGGACAAGGACAAGGTTGAGCAGGCGATACCATTTTTAAAGAAGGACACCGCCACCCAAAAGGAGAAGTAAGATGGAACGAGCAAAAGAGAAATTTGAATGCCAATGCGGAACTTATGATACTGATTTGGAAATAGAGTTTGATGAGGATGGTGGTTATTGCCCGAAATGTGGCGGTTATTGTGTTCTCGCAAAAGAAAGAGAAGCACAGAAGGAGATAAAGATGAAAGATTTTGCTGTAATGAATAAGTTTGAGCTAATAAAAGAATGCGTGGAAATGGAAAATAAGATAAAGATATTAGAATGGGATTTAGATTGCGAAAAGAAAATGAGATTATTAGATAAGGAAGATACCCATAGAGAGGAGTCAAATGACACCCACCAAGTTCGACAGGAAAGAGGTTGAGGAAGCAGTAAAGATAGCAAAGGTTCATTGTGAACTATGTTTGAGTAGGGACACGACAAGAACTTTCCTTGCCCTTGCCTCTGCCTACCTCGACAACTCCCTCTCAGAGCGACCGATGATGAGTCGGCAGGAATTGATAAAGATTATAACAGATAATGTTCATATTCTGCCCGTAGATTTACTCGCTAAAGATTTAGCCGATGCCATTCTTGGTCATATCCCCGCCCCTGAAAAGGTATGTGCTGAATGTAAGGGTAATGGAGGATTTGGAATGGTATCAAATCGCAGTTGGGTTATCTGCCAGAAATGTAATGGCACAGGAACCAAGCCTGTTGATGGAACGAGTATTCCTTTTGAGGAAGAAATTTGCCCTTACAGGAGAGACAGAAAAATTGGAAAGTTGGGACATCAGATAACAAATGGTAAATGTGTTCTATGTGGTAAAGAAGAAGGCACAGGTCAAGCCCCACCCCAGAGCGATACGGTATCTAAACCAGAAGTAAATGTTTTTAGACAGAGAGTTTTTGGGCAAGGACACAAATTAACTGAAAATGAATTAAAGTTTATTAAGCATACGAGCGATGCGGGGGCGGAATGGCCGAAAGAGAGATTACCTGTTTCAGAAGAAGGAACTGGTATGAAGAAAATTCTTGCCCAACAATCTAATTTATTAACTACTGGATTTAACGAAGGAAGAAAAGAATGTCTTGCTGTTCACACTAAACTTATGTCCGAGAAAGAACACCAAATAGAATTATTAACGGCAGACAATAAACGCCTCGTTGAAACTGCCCAAAATGCTCATACATTAAAGTCCGAGAAAGAAGCCGAGATAGCGAGCTTAAAAAAGGTATTGGATTTTTATAAACGTCCGATGACTAACATGGAAGCACAGGCAGGAATAGCCGGAACAATTACTGGGCTAAAGACAAGGATCGAAATGCAAGAAGCCGAGATAGGACGATTAAATAAACTGCTTGACAATAAGACCCAAAGTGGTAAAATATAACCGTTGAGAGAAGGGCGGTATTTTGATGTCTAAAACAATGGCAGACGTAGGGCGTGAAGGACTTAACCGTTCTTCTCTCAACCGCTCGAAATCTGCCATTTTGTTTGGAGGCGAAATGCCAAAAGGTATTTATAGGCACGGCATAAGACAGATAAACTGCAAGACCTGCGGTAAAGTTGTAAGGACAATGTTTAATAGGACGCAATATTGCAAAGAGCATAGTGGAGATAAGCCTTGGGAGAGAACGTTTCGGAGAATAAAGTCAAGGTGTTCCGATGAAAAAGACCCTTATTTTCAGAAAGGTAGAAAGTGTTTTATTACCAAAGATGAATTAAAATTTTTATGGTATAGAGATAGGGGGTGGCTACTTAAAAAACCCTCAATAGATAGAATTGATAATGACGGAAATTACGTTTTATCTAATTGTAGGTTTATTGAACATTCTGAGAACGTAGGCAAAGATTCGAGAAGGAATAGAGTTAAACAATATGATCTTAATGGAAAATTTATAAAACAATGGAATAGTCAAAGGGAAGCAGGGAAAATTCTCGGGATATGTCAGAATGGTATAGTGAGATGTTGTCAGAAAAAAAGACACACCTGTGGAGGATTTATTTGGAAATACGGGGAGTGGATAAAAGATTATACAACCCAAAAAACGGCCACCGTCGCTTTGAAAAAGGGGGAGTGAGATGAAAGCAGAAATTAAAGAAGGTAAAATATCAGTAAATTTGTCGGAAGTTTTCATGGCTTTGTCAGATGACGATAAGAAGTTCCTCTTGGAGAGTTTTGTTTTTGAGGAAGTAATCCCATATATTGAACGGCAATTAAGGCACGAAACCAGTTGTGATAGTTGGAACACGACAGGATACAGAGACGGCGGTAAGTTACGTGAAGCTATATTAAAAACACAAGGAATAGTTCCTGAATTTGAAAAAGATTTAAAGTCAAGAATAAGGTCGTTAGAGGGAGATGTAGAAAACTACAAAAAATATTATGACTGGTATTGGAAACTTTATCACTTAAAATCTCCTTATTCCGGTGAAGAAACCATAAATGATTATGTTGAAACTAAAATTGGTAAACCCTAACCCCAAAGGAGAAATAATGGCAGGGAAGAAGAAGGTATTGGCAGGGTGGGTGAGAAAAGATTTTAAGAGAATGATGAGATGGTTTCCTGGGAATTACAATTCTTACTACTTAGATACAGAGATAACAAAGAATAAATATGACAAGGACGATATTAAAGTCCGTATCACCATCGAGGAGATTAAATAATATGAACCTGACAGAGGAGGGAAGATAATGGACGCTAACAGAGAAAACGATTTTGTATATGAAGTAGATGGCGACCAATGGTGTTGTCATAGACAAGACTTTACTAACCTACAAGAAAGTCTTGCGGGATTTGGAAATACACAAGAAGAAGCATTGGCAGATTTATTAAAACAGGAGAACCCTTAATATGCCCACCCATAAGAGTGCCAGGGAGTTGCTAGAGAAATTAGTTAATGAAGCCATAATTGTTGGTAGACCTGCGGAGATTGATATAACCCTCGTCCAGCTCGCTGAATTGGTTAGGGCTGACAAGGAATTACATACTCACGACAGCATACCAAATTATACGAGTAATGCTAATGAAGGATGTATAACCTGTATAAGAAATCAAGCCCTTGAGCATATCGCACAGAAATTGGAGGGGAAATGATTTTCGTATTCAGATTAGGTGGTGACTATTATGGTTGGGCAATTGGTGTGGCTTTTGTATGTGATAATGAATTTGTTGGTTTTCATATTGGTTTATGGTGGAGAGTATTAGAAATTGGGTTTGAAAAATAAAGCCATCCACGAAGCCACCAAGAAAGGGGGAAGTAATAAGTAATGCTGACCGCAATATTGACAAACGGCAGAGAAGAAATCCCATTTTTTAATCACGATGAAAGGATATTTGATTTACAGATGGTTCCTTTCGGCTGGACGCTTATTGAGATAGTTAAAAGAAATTGGAAGGAACCCCATAATGGACGCTAACCTGACGGGGAAGGAAAAATAATGGCTGGGAAGAAGAAGGTTAAGAGGTTTATAGTTTGGGATAACCACGGATACGGTGAATGGTCGCACAGTTATTACGATACGTTGGAAGAAGCGCTAAATCACAATAGTTATGGTAGTGAGCATATTCTTACAAAAGAGGTTGATTATTCCGTTAAAGAAGTCGAAGAACTCCCGCCATCGGGAAGAACCGACCGCAAGGTCAGAAAGGGGTAGAGAGATGTTTGCGGAGATAATGAGTCCTGACCCTAAAACCTGTTTTATTATTGGGATACTTCTTGGAACTACATTAGGAATGATGATAGGGCTTCTTATAGCATTTTTAACGATTAAATAACCATCACCTGTTCTTTGTAAGATATGGCACGGTGGTTTGGAAACCTGTTATACAGCATCAATAGACTGGAGAGATTGGGCGTGTGCATACACTTAATATCCCAATTTATAACGCAGAACCAACTGCCCGTGCCTGTAATATGGACGATAGTTTAAGATAGCCATTATCAATAAAGGTGGCAATACGCTATAACAAGTCGTGTAAGTGCCAATAAGGTTGATAATGCTCCCTGCGTAGCGGAGAGAGTAAAAACAAGGGTTAGACTTGTAAACCTTATCCAGTAGCTAAACTGGTCGCCCAGATAATATGGGGGTTGTGGTGTTCTGGCGAAAACACCCTTAATACCTAAACGGCTATATGTTTATGCGGTGCAAATGCTTTTATCACTCCCACATAAAACGGATATAGCAAAGCAGGTTCGAATCCTGCCAGCCCCCAATAAAGCCGAGAGGCAGAGAGGAGTGGGGAATGAACGAGATAATCGAGATATTCTGGAAAAACGCAAGGGGAGATTACGACTCTTGGGGCTTAACATTTTTGGGCTGGGTAGCAGTTATTCTCTTGGCGGGATTTGGTATTTGGAAGTTCTTTCATTGGATAAATGTCGAGATAGCCAAAGATACCGCAGAAGAACGGCAGAAGATAAAATCTCTTGGGTATAAAGACCTTGATGATATTAAAGTTTTTCTTGAGAGGATAGATTCTGATTATAGCGACTTCATCAAGAGCAAGGGTATCCGCAAACAATATGAGGTATTTTCAGAAGGCAAGACCTCGAATTTTATCGAGACTGCCCAAGCAAGCAAAAAAGCAAGTGATGCGGAGAGCTCAGGAATGACTACCGGATTAGCGGCAGGTTTAGCGACAGGGGTTGTGATAAATAGTGGGCATCATTAGAAAGGAGCACTAAAATGGTCTCGATGAATTGGGTAATAGGGTCGTTGGTAATGATAATGGTAGGAACAATAGGGTTGGCAGTATCAGGAACATACTTCCTTGACGACCTCAAAGCACGCATATACCCCAATGGCACACAGAAACTGGCTACGACGTGCTATGTGGATGAGAAGACGAGTGCGAAGTCGGAATTGGATGGATACTTTGTAAAGGACGAGACAAGAGTATTTGGTAATATCCATAGTGAAAAAGAAATAAAGGGTAAAGAATATGTGCTTGTAGTATGGGAGGACATAGAGAAGGTACAGGAAGTGAAGTATTTATTTGCTAAACACGATATGCTCGGTATAATTGAAAGTTCAAATCCTTCACTTTTCAAGATTCGTTATTCGTGCTGGGTTCCCCAAAAGGACTTCTACAAATACCCCACCAAAGAAGAACTGGCACAGATGTATAGGAAGGTGATGAAATGATATACCTCTGGAACTTCCTCAACAGCAACCTGTGGCAGACCATATTCATCTGTTTTGGAGTGGCGATAGTATGGATAATCATAATGGGATTGTTCCGCAAAAAAGACGATGAATTAAAAATTGATATGAGGGATGAATGAAACGTCATATTATTGAGAAGATTTTATTGGCGATCGTAATTGGCGCCGTCCTGTTAGTGTGTTATCTGTTCCTAATAGATTTGCTTGGCTACATAATTTTGAATGACGAAGTATCCATGCCTTCCCCAAGCATAGAGGATATTTATGGCAGCCGATAACAAGGTTGATTTGGCGCTTAAGGAGATAGGATTTACCGATGATTTACGTGTTAAGGTTTCTGACGGAGTGATTGTGTGTATACCGAAACAAAGGATTTCAAGGCCGGAAAGGCACGGGGTGAAAACGGAATTGGTAATTGAGGAGGAGATTTGCAGATGACAATAGCCCTCTGGGCAGTATTATTTATCATTTTAATTTTTACAGTATTTGAAGCTTATGTTTTATGGCCACGTAAAGAAAAAGTGAATAAAGAAATAGATCTATCTCCAGGTGCAATCAATTATACTGGCCCCCCACGTATAGGGCTTGTCCTAAGAGAACTTTCTATTCTTGCAAAACTTAATAAGCATATTGAATTGCATTATCATAAGCGCGTTGATAGGTTCGTTATTGAATTGTCCTTGCGAGATATCTGGGAAATTATGATGTGCATAGAGGTAGTCAACCACCAATTTAATGAATTTAAGGCGTTAGCAGAAGGAGATTTGAGTAGAATAGTATATCATGGCGCGATTTTAGTAAAGGAAAAGGGTGGCTATCCAAAGATAGAGGAGATAACGAGATGAGAGAAGATATAGTTCATATTTTATATAAGAATCTTCCGCTTGGAACATCGATTTATGCGATGAGAATTATAACTGACGAAATTATGGATATTTTTCAAGAGGATGATTTACGACAAGCAACAAATTATAGTCGCCTTGAAACTTTAGCTATTTTTGGAATGAATCTTCCCGAAATAAAGAAAATGAGAGATTTCGCCATATCGCGTGGATATGAATTTCCTAAAGAAAAAAAGGTTTGTAAACTTTGTGGGCATGAAGAATAATTCATAGCAACTCGCTAACTTAACGCAGGCCTAACGGCTGAGCGAAAAGAGGCGGTTCTTCGGACAAAACGTCCGGGGGGCCGCCTTTTTAATTGGAAAGGAGCAACAATGTTATGTGAAACGTGCAAGAAGAAGGAATGTTTGGTAGAGGGTAAGGGTTATGGCAAGCCGTGCCGTAAGGTAGAGAAGTTATTGCCTAAACCCTACACGGGCAAGAAATCAAGAAATGAACACAGTTTTGACCCTAATGTTCTTGAGATTATGGCAGGGAAACAGGCTTGCGAATTGAAGTTTGGAATGAGAAAAGAGCCCAAAAGACCCGAAGAATAGCCCTACAATGCCTAAAGGTGAGGGGATGTATATTCCCGACCGTCGGTTATGGGGCAAGCAAGCCGACGTAGAAGCTCAAAACTGCCCTTCCAAACTTGTTTTAAGGGGGAATTGTGATAGGTTCGCTTTTTAAGATTATAACCGATAATGAGGGCGAAAGTAAAATTACATTCTGTATTCCCTTGTCGGAACTGGCAAACGTAGTAAGACTTAACGCGATGATACAGCGCGAACTCAACATAGAGATAACGGAAAATACTCCGAATAGTAAAACAAAGACCGGGGACATATAAATACAATGCCATTTGTCAAGGGTGATCCAAATATAAATCGCAATGGTCGTCCCAAGAATGCTGAACCTGATTTGTTGAGGAAAGCACTTGAAGATGAGGGCGAAAAGCGTGGTATATCCTTTTGGGAAAAGGTCGCTGAATACGCCTTTAGAGATAGGGCTGTTATGATTGCAGTTGTAAAGAAATTCATACCAGATATGAATGATTTGAAGGTTGAAGGCGACATTGGTGGTGGCACAAAAATAGTCATAATCCGTTCAGGTGAACCAATCCCGGGGGAGAAGGTTGCAGATAAAACTCTTACCATATCAAGATAAATTCTTATTTTCTGAAGCGAGATACCCCTGCTTGGTAAGCGGTGTTGGCACGGGCAAAACCTATATGCTCCTGCTTAAAATATGGAAGTTTTGCGAGGAAAACCCCAATTCCCTTGCATTGATTGTCCGTAAGGAATTTACTGATTTAAAAGATAGCACCATGAAAGACGCCGAGCGCTATTTCAATGTTGTTATCGGCTCGGACAAGGAATACAAGTTCAAGAACGGCTCAATCATAATGTTCCGCCATGCCGCTGAAATAGCGGTCCTAAAGAATATCAATCTCTCCATTTTTGGTATTGAACAAGCCGAGGAATTTGCTAACGAGGAAACCTTTACCTTCTTACGCGACAGGTTAAGGCGCGAGGGTTCCGCATACAGGCAGGGTTGCCTTATCGCTAATGCCAACGGGCATAATTGGATTTGGAGGATGTGGCTCAATAACCCCGCCTCGGAAGATTTCAAGATATGGACAGCCTCGACCTTTGACAACGCCGAGAACTTGCCCCAAGACTTCATACAAGATTTGAAGCACATGGAAATTGAAAGCCCTAACCATTATAAACAATATGTCTTAAATTCATTTGAGGAAGTCGGCGCTGATGACCTGCTCCTGGACAGCCAAACAGTCTACAACGCCCCGAACATAATCCTTGAGCCGGGAATGTCCCGGACGAAGATACTCGGAATAGACGTTGCCCGTTTCGGAGATGATGAAACGGTTTTTACCTGTATCGAACAAAAGAACCTGTTTCAATGGGAGCAGATATTCCAAGAGGCCCACAAGGGAAAAGACACCTCATGGACAACCGGATACGCTATTGATATATCAAAGCGTTTGGGTGTTAATTCGATAATCGTTGATGATGTCGGTATTGGCGGGGCCGTGACGGACGGGCTTCGCAACAACAACCGCCCGGTCATACCTTTCTTGGGTAATGAAGTATCGCGCAGGCCCGACCTTTACGAGAACAGGAAAGCCGAGGCGTTCTTTGTCCTTAAAGACCTTTTGGACAGGGGCTGGCTTAAACTGAACACAGATATTATGTTAGCCGAACAACTCCTGTCCATACGTTATAAGTTCAAGGCAAACGGCAAGAAAGCAATAATCGGTAAAGATGAGATGAGGAAAGAGGGGTTGAAGTCGCCCGACCGCGCGGAGGCGATTTGTATGGCTGCCTTTGCTTCCCAATTAAGCACGGCTTCGGTCAATCTTGGAGCCTTGCCTCGTCAAGCTGAAATGGCAACCACAATAAGTTAAAGGAGTTGATATGTCGTTCTTATTCGGTTCGGACAAGAAACAGGAAACAACGGCGGCCCCAACCTTAACACCTTTACCGGCGCAGAAGTCTGCCGCTGAAATGGACGCTGAAGCGGAAGCCACCGCAAAGGCGGCTGAACTTGAACGCAGGAAGCGCGCCAAAGGAATGAAATCGACCATATTGACAGGTTCAGAAGGCGACACTTCTACCCCGACACTCCTGACCAAAGAAGCGTTGGGAGCATGAGTTTATTTATGATAGGGTTTATAGTCGGAGTTTTCCTTATGGCGGTTTGGATGACCAGCTGTGATAGATGGTGTAAGAAATGACCGAGGTTATCCGCAAGGTCGAACCTAATGACTTTGCTTCGATCCTTGAAATGATACATGAATTTGAAACAGAGAGTTTCGCGGAATATGGCTTCAAATGCGATGATGCCATAACCCTGTCCATTATGCCGTCTTTTGTGAAATCGAGCCTTATAATGGCAGTAGAGGGCAAAATAGTGGGTGTTATAGGGGGTATTGTCAACCGTTGTCCTACTGACGGGACACTTATGTTCCAAGAAGCGCTTTGGTTCGTCAAGAAGGAGTATCGTTCAAGGTCTGAACGATTACTGGAAGCGATGGAAAGTTATGCCAAGAATGTGCTACACGTTAGCAAATTAGTCATGTGTTCGTTTGGTGGGGACCGCCGGGACACTAAAGATAGATTTTGGCGCAAACGGGGCTATGTGCCCTTTGAGGTTCATTACCTTAAAAACCTAAAAACGGAGGAAGTATGAAGAAGTGGTTGATTGGGCCGGTGCTGGTTGTTTCAATGTTGTTAAGTGCTTCGGTATTTGCGGCAGGTGTTCTTGAAACGGAGTACGGGTATGAAGTAACGGGGTTGACAGGACCGGTCGCTATTCAACCTGACGGGACTGATTTATGGATTAAGGACATAATCTTCGCCCCTAACGCCGCCAATGACACGGCCACGTTCACTTCAACACAAACAAGTGGAGGCACACAAGTCAAGTGTTTGGTCATGTCAACCTATTTACAGCACGTAAGCTGGCCAAATGAGGGTAAACAATTCAGGAATCTTGAAATAACCTTGACCAGCGCTTCAGATGTAGTTTGTATTTACACCAGAAAGTAAAGGAGAGAACATGAAGGCTAAATTGATTGGAGTGTTGGACGGCGCGGTTCAGGCGTTGAATGCGTTAAAAACCGAAGTCAATGTATACTTCGCCGCCCGTGAAAAGGAAAAGAAGGACTACGATGATAAGGTCGCGGAGTTCAATGACAGGGTTGAGTCAAGGGAAGCCGACCTGAACAGGCGTGAAGCTGAACTCGCTCCCATTGAAAGCGTTGTCGCTTATCGCAAGAAAGCTGATGAAACCTTCGCCCGGGCTGAAGCGGAACTTAACAAACTCGAAGATGAGAAAAGGAAGTTTAACGTATTCAAGTCAAGCGAACTCGCCAAGATAGACCAGTCTGTCAAGTTCAACGCTGAAGAATCGATAAGGCTTGCCGCCAAGGAAAAGACTATGGAGCAGGAAATAATCGGCAGGGTCAAGAAGATATTGTCCAACACACAGGAAGAGCTTAATTGATAATCTTACGGGACACGACATTCAAGTATCATGTCCACGGGTTTCCTGATGTCAACTTTGAAATATCGGACGAGGACTTGGCTGGCGATCCGCAGTATTTCGGCTATCTTGCGTATAACGGCTCGTGGATAATCCAGAAACGAACCATAGCGACAGGCATTTACACGTATTGTGCGGGGACGAGTGATTATGCCGCCAGTTTTGTCGCCCGAGCTGGATTGACCTACGTCGCATTCAGCGCCCTTTCGGAGAATATGAAAAGACTTGCC